ACCAATAAGTTCGCGATCTGGGTAGAGAATAGATAATAAATGGTCTGGGCATCAAACCCCGGCGATAGGGTTCCAAACCCCAGCCCCTTGTGTCACATACAAAGTCGATCCAATACCACCACCAGTTCTGCTGTAAATCGAACCTTTCGGTTGTGTGGAAGTTGGAACTCCCGCCCCGGTCGTCCAATTTGCCCCGGTTCCCAGTCCCAACTGCGTCGCGGCCACTGCCCCGGTAAAGTTCGCCCCAGCCAATGGTGCCAGCAGTGCCTCTGCGGCTAGTGCTCTAGCAGTCTCCGCCGCAACCCCAGCCACAGCACCATTTGCGCTAGCCTGGGCCGCAGTCGCGCTAGCCTGGGCCGCAATCGACCTAGCTTGGGCATTCTGCGCATCTTCCAGCGCTTGCACGGTAGAGGCTCCTTGAGAATCTCCTGTTCTGGTCCACAGTGAATTCAAAAAATACCACCAAAGCCTGGTGATATTCCCTGTCGTAGGGTCCACCAGTGGGGTGTTTAATTGCGGAAATCCTGAAAGTAGCCCAATCCATGGATTGCTCATTGTTCCAAAACCTTACTAGTCACCCAAGCGCCCTGACAAGCAGCTTCGCCGTCTATAGAATACTGAATCTCGAAGACAAAATCCCAGGTTTGTCCCAAATTCCTAGTCAGCGGACGAAACGCGTATTGTCCAGGATTACCCAACGCCAACAACCTAGAATTAACAAAGGTTAATCCACGGTCGTTGCTCCAACGAACAATCACTTCCGCTGGCACCCCTGTACCACACTGAAGGTCTAGTTGAAAACTTTCAACCTGGATTACTTTACCGTCCCCCGCCCGTGCTTTATCATATCCCGGCAGACCCAGCGAGATCATTCCCTGCATTAAATGTGGAAACCCTCGGATGCACTGCTGCGGATAATACCTCCCCGCCACGTAGTCTGAATAGACGGTCTGGTCAAGCACCAGCAAATCCCCGGTTTCCCAATCACCACCCAGCATTAGTCCATTTATCGGAGCACAGCATTGAACTCTATCCCTATGCAGGGCTCCGTTATTGTCCACCCAAGCTCGCTGGTGCCATTCCTGCGTCGCTTCGTCCCAAACCCAGGTTTGGTCTGCGGATGGAAAATTCAACACATAGAATAGGTGGCCGTCTTGCTGGTAGCAATACCCCACCGCATCGGAGATATTCCCACCATTCTGATACATTTTACGGATTTGATAATCCAGCGCGTGGTTGGATATCTTGGTCATCTCATATCCTCGGATTCTCAGCACCATTCCCTGGCCCTGGTAATCCTGGGAAAGAAAATAAACATGAATGTCGGAGCTAGCGCAAGAATACTTTGCTACTGTCCCGTGCTCGAAATATGCCCCAGGCAATTCGGCGAAAGGAAAGAGTGCTCCTCCGGCGTCGAACCAGATTTCACTTTTTAACGTCCCAAGCAAGTGAATTTCATGTTTATTGACAATGATGGTTTGCAGTGGATCTGGATAAGTCGTCTTCGTGGCAATGTATGTGGGGTCAATGGTTAAGGTGTTGCTTAATGTCGAGCCCCATTTATCAGTGCCTGGAAAATTCCACAGCAAATAAGTATCCAGATAATCAACTTTCGTGGCCCCGGTGAATGTGCCAGTAGGATCAACAAACAACGCAAAGGAATTGTCAGACAATTTTATAGTCCAACCTTTGTCAGACCCATCGACTAACCAGACATAAGTTCCATTGTCTGCCATGGAACAAATTCCAGTTGAGGTATTGATTGTTCCCAACAAGTCAAGAGTATTCCCTAGAGTTATCACATAAACCCTGTTCCCGGCGACATAATACCCAGTTCCATTTGAGGCCAGATACAGACATCTGGCCCCACCATTTCCTGGAAATGGATTGGGCACTAGCAGACGTTTCCCCGGCACCTGGTAATAAGTAACCGGGACCGGAGAGTGGGCAGGATTTATCTCCGGGTAGAGATTAACACAGCGCTGGGCATTGGCAATAACTGTCCTGGACTGGTAGGCCCCGCCGGTAAGTGGGAATCTGGACACAATTTAATTCCCACCTTTAACTAAGTTGATCCGAGAAAATATTATAACCTTTTCCAAACCCAGAGAGTTCTCTAGGCATTCCCAGCCTGGCTATTTGCAAATTCGCCCCTCGAATTGTATCCAGCGCATCTTTAGCCAACCCCGGTAGCATGTCGCCGGGAAAAGTCTGGATTCCATAAAATGACCGCAATCGCAGTGCAAGGTTCAACACAATCGCGTTGTAGTATTCAAAGGGCAGGGTCAAGACAGTTGAACTGGTTACAAACGCCGGTGGCAGGATCTGTTCGATTGAAACATGCAGCTCGTATAAACCTGCATTAGGCACTGGATATGGATACAATACACCGAGTGGCCAGGTCGAGTCGTAGAACAAATATCTCGACAACCCGACCATAGTCTTCATGGCGATTTTATCATAATCCAGCTTGGATTTGATTATTTCCAGCGGATAGTCAACAGCCTGAAACCCAGACATGTTATTTGCCTTTGGTGGACTTTGCTCTCGCAATCATTGCACTTACCGCAGGGCATTCACCTTGCGGACCAGTCGCAGACAACTGAAGTGACCAGCAAGCGTTTAGCTGATTCAACATACCATAAACATCTCGATGGGGCTGCCCATCGAGATATTTGTAAATCGCAGAGATCAGATCTACTGGAATCAATACCGCTGGCGGAGGCCCCTCCGGGGCCTTCGGCCTCGGACCGGGATCAGCAACTGGCACCGCAGCCCCAGGGGGGGCTTCGCCCGGGCCTTCGGCCCTTACCCCTGTGGTAATGCTAAGTGCAAGCAAGGTTATTGTTAAAATTCTCACGGAACGACACTCCCAGTTACAGTTCCACGAAACCTGGCATTACCCGAGGTTTCTTCCACAGAAAATAAAATCACGTCATTTTTATCCGTGAAATACCACTTGGCCGCACCAGTTGAATAATACGCACAGCTGGTGAGTCCAGCAAAGCAAACTTTTTGCGGTGAACCTAGTGAAATTCCAATCGCAGAGCTGGAGGAAATAACAACATCCGCGAGGCTATGTGTCCCGCCGATGTGTAATCCCGCAGGTCCAGTTGTATTGTCGTCAATCGTTGCATCTGATCTCGCGCCTGCCAGACTAATCGCTATAGGCGATTCCGAGTTTAGCCGGATATCCGCGAGGCTATGTGTCCCCATGACGTTTAATGCCGTAGGTCCCGTTGTCCTGTCGTCAATCGCTGCTGTTGATCTCTCACCTTCCATAAAAATCGCCCTAGTCGATCCCGAGCTTAGCCGGATATCTGCCGTGGTTTTGGTTCCCGTGATGTTTAATCCCACAGGTCCACCCGTTGCATCGTCAATCGTTGCTATTGATCTCATGCCTTCCAGAAGAATTGCCTTAGGCGACCCCGAGCTTAGCCGGATATCCGCCATGGTTTTGGTGCCGGTGACGTTTAATCCCACAGGTCCACCTGTATTGTCGTCAATTGTTGCTGTTGATCTCACGCCTTCCAAACTAATCGCCATAGGCGACCCCGAGCTTAGCCGGATATCCGCCATGGTTTTGGTTCCCGTGACGTTTAATCCAACAGGTCCACCTGTATTGTCGTCAATTGTTGCTGTTGATCTCGTACCTGCCAGACTAATCGCCATAGGCGACCCCGAGTTTAGCCGGATATCTGCTTGGGTTTTTGTGCCGGTGACCGAGAGACCCACCGTGCCAGTGCTGTCGTCGTAGATCGCCGCCGTCGCGTGAGCGTTGGCAATCCGCAAACCGATAGACGACGAATCCTGAAGAAGAATACCGCCGAGTGCATACGTCCCAGACACACTGATCGCGGTTGGACTGGTTGACGAATCCTCCCAGACAGCCGTGGTGTGCGTCCCGGATGTGGCAATCGCGATTGGCGTCATCGATGTAATCGCGAGATCGGTCGAGGTTTTTGTCCCCGCCAACAATATGCCGCTCACTCCGGTCGATACGTCAATATAGGTGCCAGTGGCACGGGCTCCAGATATGGAAATTGCGGAGGGCGACGAATCCTCAAGAAGAATCGCCTGTGCGGATTTAGTGCCTGCGATCTTCAAACCCACCGTGCCGGTGCTTTCGTCGGAGATCGCCGCCGTCGCATGTGACCCGTTGGTATAATACCCAATCGCAGAGTTGGAGGAAATAACAACATCCGCGAGGCTATGTGGTCCGCTGATGTGTAATGCCGCAGGTCCCGTTGTCCTGTCGTCAATCGCTGCTGTTGATCTCGCACCTTCCAAACTAATCGCTATAGGCGATCCCGAGCTTAGCCGGATATCCGCTAGGGTTTTGGTGCCGGTGACGTTTAATCCCACAGGTCCAGTTGTCGCATCGTCAATCGTTGCTATTGATCTCTCGCCTACCAGACTAATCGCCATAGGCGATCCCGAGTTTAGCCGAATATCCGCTATGGTTTTGTTTCCCGTGACGTTTAATCCCACAGGTCCCGTTGTATTGTCGTCAATCGTTGCTGTTGCTCTCGCACCTTCTAGACGAATCGCCCTAGGCGATCCCGAGCTTAGCCGGATATCTGCTTGGGTTTTGGTTCCCGTGACCCGGAAACCCACCTCGCCACCGGTGCTTTCGTCGGAGATCGCCGCCGTCGCGTGTGTTCCGTCGGTATAAAACGCAATCGCAGAGCTGCTGGAAATAATAACATCCGCGAGGCTATGTGTCCCACTGATGTGCCATCCCGTAGGTCCCGTTGTCGCATCGTCAATCGTTGCTTCTGATCTCGCACCTTCTAGACGAATCGCCCTAGGCGACCCCGAGCTTAGCCGGATATCTGCTTGGGTTTTTGTGCCGGTGACGTTTAATCCCACAGGTCCACCAGTATTGTCGTCAATCGTTGCTATTGATCTCTCGCCTACCAGACTAATCGCCATAGGCGACCCCGAGTTTAGCCGAATATCCGCTAGAGTCTTTGTTCCCGTGACGTTTAATCCAATAGGTCCACCCGTTGTGTCGTCAATCGTTGCTATTGATCTCACGCCTACCAGACTAATTGCCCTAGGCGATCCCGAGCTTAGCAGGATATCCGCTAGGGTTTTTGTCCCGGCGACGACTAATCCCGCAGGTCCCGTTGTCGCATCGTCAATCGTTGCTGTTGCTCTCGCACCTTCTAGACGAATCGCCCTAGGCGACCCCGAGTTTAGCATGATATCTGCTATGGTTTTGGTGCCCGTGACGTTTAATCCAATAGGTCCCGTTGTATTGTCGTCAATCGTTGCTGTTGATCTCTCGCCTACCAGAAGAATTGCCCTGGGCGACCCCGAGCTTAGCAGGATATCTGCTAGAGTTTTTGTCCCGGCGACGACTAATCCAGCAGGTCCCGTTGTTGCATCGTCAATCGTTGCTGTTGATCTCATGCCTTCCAGACGAATTGCCCTAGGCGATCCCGAGTTTAGCATGATATCTGCTATGGTTTTGGTGCCCGTGACGTTTAATCCAATAGGTCCACCCGTTGCATCGTCAATCGCTGCTGTTGCTCTCGCACCTTCCAAACGAATTGCCCTAGGCGATCCCGAGCTTAGCCGGATATCCGCTTGGGTTTTTGTTCCCGTGATGTTTAATCCAACAGGTCCAGTTGTCGTGTCGTCAATCGTTGCTGTTGCTCTCGCACCTTCTAGACGAATTGCCCTAGGTGATCCCGAGCTTAGCATGATATCTGCTTGGGTTTTTGTTCCCGTGCCGTGGTATCCATATGTGCCACCCCCGCTGTCACGGACAGTCGCTAAGTGAGTTCCGCTGCTGATGTGTGAGAATTCCGCATCTGTGGCGTCCCAAAAAGTAGCGTCTTTTACACTTCCAGGTTGGAATAAAATTCCAGCATGCCAGGATGGGACAGTATACCCACTGATCGGGGCTACATAAAACGCCGCGGTTGAGGTATATGCACTGAGTGCATATACCACTATCCCTCCAACAAAAGGCCCGTATCCAATTCCGGCATCTGCGTCAAAATTCGATACATCCAGCTCCAATCCCGTAGATCCCGTAGTGACGTCTAAATGTTCACTGCCAGAACACTGAGCACCACTACCAACTGTACCATCCCAGCCATTGGGATGCACACAGCGAATGATCTCCAAGTTCAACGCCCAGCCAGCTCCAGCATTTACATCCTGGGCATGCCCGGCATAAAGAGTGACTTTTTGGCCCTCGGTGGGGGGTAATCCACGACCCTGGTTATTATACATTCCCAGGCTCATGCCGAATTGCTGACCAGAAAACGGCGTAGCTACTGTGTTTTGCACAAATTGAGCCAGGGTATTCGGCGCAGCGAACGACCCGGAACAATTGCCCGCCGGACAAGTCGGAAACCAATTTCCGTTGGAGATTTGCAGTCCGTTAAATTTCCCCAAATTCGGTCTTGCCGCACCAATTATCGGAGGGGAAGTCCAGGAATTATTTAAATCACTCGCACTCAGACATCCGTCCTTGAACACGCCATTAGTGTAATTCACCACTGTGCAAGCAGCTTTCGCAGCCCCTGGCATCCCGGCTAAGGCCAATCCGGCTAGTGCCAACAATTTATATCGCATCATTGCCTCCGAGAGAAGAAAATCCTAATTGGAATGTACTTAGCCCCGGCCCCTGGCCTCCTGCCCATTGTCTCAAAAAAGCCGAGCGAATTGCTGACGGCCTGGCCGAGATCGGAAAATTGCCATTAATCTCACCTGTGTTTATGTCCCCGCCAGGGCCAAACGTGTAATTATTTGCCCCTGTGGAAAGCACAGCATATTCCACCAGATGATAAACAAGTTGATTTTTTCTCTGCCATTCAATCAACAGCCATTGCAAGCGCGTCTGCGCTGTGTTTAGCTGATCGCTACTAGCCGACATCCCCTCGCCAATGACTCTGGCTTCTTGCAGAGCCGCGAGGGCCAGATCTCCAGCAGTCGTAGCAAGGGGATTCAGTATCGTCATTGGGCTTCCCCGGGCTTCGCCCTCATTGTTTGGTCATAGCCAGAAGCTGGGCTTCCAACTCTTTAATTCTGGCTTGTGCATCAGCGAAATTCATTTCCGCCACCTGTGTGGCAGATTTTACCGCAGCAGGACCACCCCCGGCTTCCATAGCATCTCCTGGATGCAGATGCCAGCCCTCACCTCGGAGCTCTTTTTCTTCTTCTGGATTTTGAACCATAACCGAGATAAGTTCAAATCGTTTATTCACCTCCTTGGCACCCAGCGGAGTCACCAGAATTTCTCCCTGCTCAACCTGCCGCATCAACCCTTTCGGGTGGTAGAGCATTTTAGGATATTCCTGCGGACCTTTGTAGAGCGAGGTGCCTTCGGAGCCAATGCTTTGGATATTCGCAGGGTTTTTGGCAAACATCCCCTGAGCATCCATCATATCATACACAGTCGCGCGAACTTGTCTTGCCATTTGAATTGCTCTTGGTTAGATGTTAGTGAGGGGCCTTCGGCCCCAGTCCGGCTAAAGCACCGGCGAGAGAGAATCAGGTATAATTTCCTCATACTTCGGATCCAGACTAATTGTAATTAACCTAGAGCTCTGGGGGCCTAGCCCAGCTTTAATCTCTTCAATTCTCATCAACTTTATCTCTTTGCGCCAGAAATTCAGCAATAATTCGTTTTTTTACTTCTTCTGGGGGCTCGAAAAAATCACTCACCTGATCCGAGATCAAACGCAAAGCGCCGGTTCTGGGCACTCCGCCCCTCCCAGCAAACTGTGTTTCCATCCCATCCCAGTGTGCTGCGGCTTGTGCGTTATCGAACCATCCAGATCCTAGTTCTTCCAACTCCCGTTCCCCTAAAACCATCCGGCCATTGGGGGCGCTAGTCTGGTGAAAGTAAATCCTCGGCCAGGGGGCGATGCCCTCTTCGATAGGGGTTTCACTTAGATAAACTGGGTAACCCATGCTACCCAGCTTCTCCATTCCACCCCGCAATTCCGCGATTGCCAGAGCCAACAACCTGAGAGACTGCGGCGAGCCATGAACTCTCGCCGCGATTTTGGTCTTAAGCTCTGGCAAATCCTGTGCTTGCATTACACCACGTCGCAGACAATACACGCCCACTCAGGTCGAATCCACAGAAACCCATACAGCACGTCCAGGCGGGTGATCAGCTGGTCCGTCCCGATAAAGTAATCCGTGACCATTCTCATGCTCACACCATCGAACTCTTCCCTGGCAGTCTCATGCACATTACGTGGCATTTCCAGGTCCGCAGTGGCCAGTGTCACCGCCTCTGGTGCATAGGCGAAGTTTTTCAGATACGTCGTTCCACCGGCAATTCCAAGCGCCGGGTTCACAGCCGCGCCATTCACCGGGCTGGCGGTTACGGTTTGGTATTGAACCGCTTGGCCACTTACCGCTGGGACAATCGCCGGATAGATCGGAATGCTTGTAGCACTCACCGCACAGTTCGCTGTTACGGCGAACTGGCGAAGCCTACCAGTCGATTGCTTGGTAATTCTATTGACCTGGTTTACCCCCGCCACGGTAATAATATCACCGATGGCCAGAGTCCCCGCCAGGGCATTGACCGTCAAACTCAGCCCGGTCTGATTAGCGCCATTTACCGTGGCGGAGGCCTGCGCCAGCGTCCCGGTAGTATGGCTATAGACTGTCTGGTCTTTCATCCAGATAAAGCCCAGCGCGTCATACATTCGACCAGAGACATACTGGCGAGATACTTCGTTCTGGGGATTGAAAAGCCCGGCTAATGAAGCCACAACTCGCGCTTCGGTAAACGGCGAGTTCACGATCTTGCGATTAGCAATAGGTGCGGAATTGGAATCCAAATTCGCCCCGGCAGTGAGATAGCTGGACGCGATCGGCGAGAGAATGTTGCTTGAACCGTCCTGGTTCGCGACGATGTTACAAATCCCGCCTTCGGCTCCACCAATGACATCCACGGCCACCTGGCCGGTCAGATTATTCACCATCGGAGCAAGAATCCGACGAGAATAATCATCCAACGACAGTGTCCGGTCTTCGGTCGAGAAAGAAACGTCCACGTGTTTCTGGGTTGCCAGCACCAGCGTAGTAGATTGTTCCGTGGTGTCCTGGACAGAAAGCGCCGGCCCGGTCGTGACTACGTAGTCATTGGGCAGCCTGATCCGCAAGCTCGAGCCAATTTTTGCACCAGATACCGCGAAGCTGGAGTCATACTGCATGTCCACATTTTGAATAAACGCGTTGGAGTTTTTCCAGAGCCGCACAGCTTCTCTGGTAATCATGTTAATAGTAAGAAGCGAATTTGCCATTTTCAGATCCTTTCCTAGGGGACTAAGCCCCAGATGATTGTTCCTAGACAACAGGGCTAATGCCCCAGGTCGTAAAATTAGGCCACTGGCCTGTTGTCATGACAAATTCGGTGTCAAGTCCAGTCATGGGATATACTAGTGTCCCAAGTCACCCCAGGGCCTTCGGCCCCCCGGCCTCGGCCTTCGGCCCCCCTTATGATTTTTTAGCTAACTGCGCCGTCCGCCTTCTCATCCATTCGGCGGTGGATAATTTATCTGCTCTTTCGACATCCCGAGGGTCAACCTCAGTCAGTGCCGGACCTTTAGCCCCAACAGGAGACATTGGCTTAGGCGCTCTCGACGGTTCGGCCGGGGTTTTACCCCCTGTGGTCATTTTGGCCAATTGCAACGCCATTTTCACCGGACTCAGCTTTAGCAAATCCTCTGCCCTATCCGGATCTGCCCCCAGCTCAAATAAAATCCTATCCCCTTCCCCGGTTTCAATACAAGTCTGAATCAAGGTAGTGTAAGCGGTTACAGATTTGATGTCTCCCGGATCAGGCAGGGCTTTTAACCCCTCGATCCTTGCATCGAACTCTTTTGTCCCGAAAGTTTCCCTCCCACGCACTACCAGATCATTGCATTGCTGGTCATATATACGCTGCGCGGTAAGGGCTTGTGCCCGACGTTCAACCTCAGCCTCGGTTAAAGTTCCTTCTTCCGGGGGGCCTTCGGCCCCAGATCTAATCCTAGCCGCCAAAGAATCTCGTGCGGCTTCTGCGTCTCGTAGTCTCGCGGTTAGTTTATCAATTCGCTCTTGTTTTCGATCTCGAATCGGCGGTGGCAGGGTCTCCGATGGGACCTCCGGTGGGACCTCCGGCGAAGGCTCTGGCGGAGGGGCTTCGCCCGGACCTTCGGCCCCTGGAGCTGGGGCTTCACTCTCTGACCCACCTTCTGCTTGCCAGGTTTGAAGATTTGATAAACTGCGAAAAAGCGTCATGAAATTACCTTAGTTAACCAGCCGCCCTTGGCGCAAGGTTGCATCAAGAGTCAAAGCATCAATGATGGATTCTTTCAAGTTTTCATCTATGGGTTGCGCGAGCATTGCCGCGAGAACGGCCCGAGCCTTTGGCAACATCTGGGCGGCATTCCTGCGAACAAAATCTTTTTCCATCTCACTTCGTGAAGCTCCTGAATGCCACTCACGCCAGCGCTTCCACCAATCATTATTTTGCATCAGCGCATCATACAACTCATGAGCCATGGCAATCGCGGTCTCGGCCACTAGCCTATGAGCCACAGCTTTGTTGTTTATTGGCAGTTGCTGCTGCCACCTCGGGTTAGAAATTTGGTTCATTTTGGCACCTGAAATGGATCATGAACAATGGGGATTAGTTGAGCATTTCGACCATTGTAGAATTTTACAATCTGCGGATAAGTAGGATACCCTTCAGTTTGCATTGGATGGCTTGTATAATCCCCCTGTGCAGCACGTTCTTGCACGTTTCTGGCTTCGACTTCACCAGCTAATTGTTGATATTTTTCAAATGCAGCGTCTTCTGTCTGGAATACTTTCTTACGTAATCTTCCAAAATTAAAAATGTGTTCGTTAACATCCTTTTTTAATTCGTTTGAAAAACTATCAAAATATTTCAAATGTTCGAGATACTCTTTATAGAACAGAGGCTCTGTTGAACGGTCAATCTTCACTCCTTTTTGTCGTTTTTCTAAGGCACCGGTTAGATCATCCCAGTTAAAATTTGCTGGCGCCTCTGGTGTTTTTGGTAGCATATTTGACAACACCTCACGCATAGCTTTTTCATTATTATACGCTACAAAATACCCCGGAGGCAGAAATTCATTTGGATTTCCCCCTCTGGCAAATCCTTCAATATCTTGCACCCCATGCTGAATTTCGTGCAACAACGTGGAACGATAATCTCCCGGCTTTGCCCCGCCCATGTAAATTACAGGATTTTTACCACCAGCATAAGCCCCCAGCGCACCAGGCCCAACTAATGGTTTAATGGGTATTTTAGCCAGTTCTGGATAATTTTTATACAATTCTGGATGGTCTAAAATTTCACCAAGCGTTAAGAAGCTGGTGGTCTGGGCCTGTGGGGGAGAAGACCGGACACTGTCGGGTGCGGGGTTTAGTTTTGCCTCAGTATCCGGAATTTCCCATTTCCACTTTCCATCTGGTCCCTTAAACCAGCCTGTTTTATTCCAGACATCTAAAGCATTTTCTGGATTTTTTACTTCCCCTGCCATTTCTGCGGCCTTCGCTGCATTCAGCATATTAGCATTACGTGCATTCCGCCCAGCAATAATTCCCATAGCCCCGCCACCTATGAGATTGCCTGGCGACATACCCTCAGCCCACATTCGCGCTACATCAGCCGTCGCTTCCCCAGCCTTAATCAAACCTTTGTTAGTTGGAAGCCCGGTTGTTGGATCAACTAATCCTTCTTTATACGCATCATTTCTGAGTCTTTGCCATCTGTTAAAGCCGGCTTCTTCCAACATCGGATCTGGCTTGGTAAAAGGGTCTAGCTCATTCTCTGCCATTTGGCAGCCCTTTAGCATACGGGTTATAATCTACAGCTTGCAGCTTATGTGTTCCGGGCACCAGCCCGGTCAGCGCCCTTAGCGCCAGCACCTTTGGATCGAAAAAACCCTTAATCGCATCTGACCCATCTTGGGGGGCGAAGCCCCTCTCTTTCATTAAAGAGAGCAAATTCGGCAACTGTGTCATTTGTGGAGGGGCCGAAGGCCCCCCTGGTGCGGAATCCAATGCCAGCTTTCCCACCCTTGGCCCAGGCTTATCTGAATTATCCAACCCCGCACCAATTCCGCCCGCATTAACTCGCTGGACATAATCCCTAGTCTCCTGAAAGGGAATTTTTGCCATCCAGTCAGTCCAACTCACATTTCCAGTCCTTGGGTCCCCGTTCTTTACCAGCCACTGGTTCACCCTTCCTGGCCCGGCATTATACGCAGCGCTAGCCAACACCGGATGGCCGTAAATATCCAGCAATTTATTCGCATAATCCCGGCCCAGCCTTTCAGTGTCCTCTGGGCTACCATTACTAGGCTGTAATCCATACCCCGGACTAAGCGCGGTTCCGGGCATTACCTGCATTACCCCAAAAGCACCTTTGGGGCTGACCGCATTAGCCCCAGACCTCTCTCCTTTATCGCGAATTGCATCAGCAAAAGTCCCAGGGGCCTTCGGCCCCAAAGTCTCACTCATGTCTGACTCCCTGGATGTTCAGCCAATGGCATTCGTTGTTCCACCAGCGGGGCAAGTTTCAAATACTTCCCTTTTCTTGTCGGGTCGCGCAAATACCACTCTCCATCCGGGGCTTTATTTGCCCCAGGCATCGGCGGAGGCTCACTTTCAATCCCGGCTTCTGAGGTAAATTCGCCAAGCTGCTCTTGTTTCTCGTCAATTCTTGGCAGCAAATGCATTTGCAGTGCATCTTTTACCAAATCCTGCAGAGTTTGATCAAATTCCTCTGGATTTTTCGCATCAACCAGAGCTTTCATTCTTTCGGTCTGAGCCTTGTAAACCCCAATATCACGTAGCTGGGCCTTATCCACCATGTTGATTTTTTCTTTCGCCAGCTTATCCAAAGTCTCTCGCAGCGCAGCTTGAAGCTGTGCAATCTCTTGGGTCTGGGCCTGTTCTTGTGGCGTCGGCCCAGTTCCCAGCGCTTGCGGCGGAACCATTCTCTTCAATCTCAGCGCAGCTTCTTTGGCCTCTTTGAAGTCCATGGCATTCAACAGCAAATCCCCAATGACCCCGGTCAATCCCGGCGCCTGGGTCAATATCAGTGTAAGTGCCTGGACTGTTTCTTCTCGACGCGAGCCAAAAGCTTGACCCGGCACCGCTCTAACATCATAGCGCCCTAGCTGGGGGTTAAAAATCCTCTTCAACACCTGTCCGTCTTGCGCCATTTCCAGCTGTGCAGCTTGTCTAGCCCCTGGATCAATCATCAATTCAATGTCCTGACCATCGTCAGCCTGAGCCAGAACCATCCTCTTTGTATCATAGAATTTTGGAATCAGATCCACCAACTGCACCCCAGTATAAACAATGGCGGTGTCGAAGTTATTTTGGAAGTGAAAAGTTGCAGTATCACCCTGATCCTGTCTCCGTTCAATCGCAGCACCAGTCCGTTCATTCCCCATCATTCCCAGTTGATTTTGAAACTGTCCAGATGTCATCATCATCTGGTTCATCGCAGTTTGCATTCCAACTTCAAACACCGGGGATACCTGTGGGGGAATTTGTCTCTGCGGTAAAGCCTGCGGCGGCAGAGGATTTCCCTGGTCGTCCTGATGATTAAACGGAAGAACAGAGTGGTTTTCGGTATTTGCAGTGTTCCAATAATCCTCATAGTTCTCAATAGCCTGAGCAGCAGCCAGATACGGAATCTTCGACTGCAGAGCTCCAAATTCCACACTCCCAGAGGCGTTGAAATTCAACATTCTCTGCGGGTCTTTCATATACCTGGTATGACCTTTCCGGTCCATCCGGCCCTCGATGACCTTCTCTTCTCCCACACACCGAATTATCGGAATGTATTTTCCAGGCCAAACAGTCTCATCAATAATCTCTTCTCCAACTATCAATTTCCATTCACAGACCGTGTCCCAGATATCCCGGGT